TCTGCTACGTCAGCATGAAACTCTGCTAGATTTGAATAGGTTCGTCCAGTAGATTTATTTTTAATAGTTTCTTCAGTCTTAGCTGGTAAAACTGGAACTTCTACGCCGTCTATAATTACTGTTTTTTGTGTCATCAATTAAATCCCATTGGGCATTTTTTAACTTCTTGTTTACTTTCTACAGTTTTATTTTTACCAAGTCTATATCCCATAAAAAATGCAAAAGTTATAAACAACAGTACAAGTAATGTATGCCAAATATAAAACATAAAATTTAATATATACTATTATCGTCTACCTTGTCCACGATATTCTTTTTTATCGTTTCTTTTATTTGGGTTTTTTGAATGTCGTCCAGGTCTTTTTTTGTTAGTCTGTTTAATAAACTGACCATTTCCTACACTTATTTTTCTAGCCATTCTGATTTTTTCTACTTAGCACGGCATAAGAAATCTGTCCAGATATCACTGCAGCTGTTGCAGCTTGAAATGTTAAATAATCATTTTCTTCCATAACTAATGTATTATGAACTGCACTATCATGAGAATCCGCAGTTATTTTAGTATGATAAAAAATAGCACTTCCATTACTTTTATTTAAAAAATAATCACATTCAACAGTATTATTATGTTCATTTGAAACACTTATTTCTTTTATAATAAATCTTGTGGTTGCATTAACTGTAAGAGTAGTTGTTAAATTAGTAGTAGATAAACGATAAATTGCACTTTTATATTCTATTGTCATTCTGCTCCACTTCCAATTAAAAACCAATTAAATGTTTGTAGTTCTTCATTTAAATCTTCTTGATAAGAAGTATTAAGTTGTGTCCTAAGCGTAGCAAGAGCTTGCAGAATTTGTCTTTGGTTGTCTGGAGAAAATTGTTCTGTTGGTTCTGGTATAAAATAATCTATTTTTGCCATAATTATTGTGGTGTACTTCCAGCTCTTCCATCTGGTTGTATATCTACTCTAAATACTCCGTATCTCCAGTTATCATCTATTGCATCGTTTTCTATTTTAATGCTAGCTAATCTTGCTCTAGCACGCGTGTCTACCTTATCAGTAGACGTAGTTATTGTAAATGGACCAATGTATTTTTCTCCTTTAGCTGTAGTTGTATCCGCTGGATAGGATCTTAAATATAATGTCACATCAACCGTTCCTTCTAAATTTTTAAAATCTGGTATAAATCTTCTAACTGATAAGAAATATTCACCATCTCCCTCTACATCTAAATCAAAGTCCCCTGATCTAACATAAGCAGATATGGCTAGATTAGTTGTATTATTAGTTGTTAAATTTAATACTTCATTTTTACCTTTTTCTTGTGCAAAATAATATGAAGCCCCTAAACTAACTCCATTAACTGTAGGAATTGTTGGAGTTGCAGTTGCATCATATTCAGTTGCATATGGAAATTTATATACTTTAGAATCTTCCCAAGTAGTTCTAGCTAATGATCCTGTTGTCCAAATCATATCTACATAATTAAAAGTAGCTACTCTATCAATTTGTGTGGATCCCGCTTGAGGATAAAACCAACTTATTTCAGTAAATAATGTATTTAATCCAGCATAGACAATATCTCCAGCTGCATAATTAATTCCTAAATTATCAGTACCTTTAGTAGTAAATACAAAATCTTCAACTAAAGATTCAACATCCTTAACAGTACCATCATACACAAAGAATCCACCTGAATCCCCCATCCACCAAACCGCTCCATTAACAAATGCTATAGCATGTTGGCCAATACATCCACAATTAGATCCTACTTTTCTAATACTAAATGTATAAGGGGATCCAACAAATTGAATACTATAAGCGGCTGTATCTGTTAAAACTAAAATATAATCTTTTGCTCTTACAGCACCAATAATTTTTGTGCCATCATCTAATCTAAATGTACCTGCTGTATTTGTAGAGGTAGGATCATACTCTTCAATATCTTCTTGATCAGAAAATCTTATAAACATTGGATCCTGACTTGAAGTTGTTCCTATAAGTGTTTCCGTTCCTAAATGTAATAAATGTCTATCTCTATCCGAAACTATTGTCATAACCGATGCTGTTGGATTAGTTGGAACTAGTGAAGCTCTGGTATTAACACCTGTTCCAGCAGTTGGAGCCCATTTAAACGTTGAACTATTTTTAATCGTAGCTATTAATAATTCTCCAAAATTATCTAATGACCAGTTTGCTGCTGCAATATCCGCATTAGAAGTAGTTCTAGGAGTTCCCCACAAAGCTAAACCCCACGTTCCAGCTCCCCATCCATATCCTACAGTAGAAGTTAAAGGTCCTACAATATAATAAGGACTTATTGCTAATGTTCCCCCTGCAGTTACTCCAGTTCCAGTTTCTGCAGTTGCCATAGTAATAGTAAAAGTATTTATTGTTGGAGTTGTCTTAACTTCAAAAGCGTTTGTTGTAAAACTTGCTGCTGTATATCCAGTTGTAGGACTTCCTGGAGTCGTGGCACTTGTAAAAATAAATAGTTCTCCAACTAATAAACCATGTGAAGATTTATTAATTGTAACAGTTGAGAATCCAGTTGTAGATGTATAAGTACAAGATGTTAAATTTCTACTAGTGTCTAAAGGTGTAATATCATATAAACTATCTCCGTCATAAACATAAAGACATTTATTAGTTCCAAGAGCAGCGTAACGTCTACCAGTCAAATCGGTCCACGACCATTGGGCCCTAACGGCACCTACCATTAATTTATCTGTAATCTGTTCCCAACCACCTATTTTCTCAGGGGAGCCATAACGAAAACGTACATTATCTCCGTCAATCCACTCTCCTTCAGCTTGTGAAGCGGTGGCTTGTTTATTAAATCCTGATTTTAATGCTATCTTTTTTAATGGCATATTTATGATTATTATACCACTAATTGAATATATCTAAAAGATTGTAGGTATTTTTAAAGGCATAAGGGTTCTTATATCTTATTAAGATAAAATACGTATTATCGATTACCCAATAATTCTTTAGGAAAAGCCCGTATATTAAAATGTATTAACCTAAAAGGTTCTATTCCATAATCAATTGGAAATTCGTGTTGTAAATAAGAATTAAAAAAAATAAAAGTACCTGGTTTTGGTTTAAAATTTATTAAAGAAGAAGCTAGTGTAATTTGAGACCTATCTTTCTCAGGAAGTAAATTCATCATTCTCCCTGATCTTGGATCATGAAAAATAGGATAGGATGTTTTATCAGAACATTTTAAAAAATAAAAACCTGATATATGACCATTCCAATGACTATGTAGGGTATGATTGCCTCCTCCTAAACTTGCAAACTCTTGCACCCATAATTCAGTTGTAGCTAATAAGTAATTTGTAAGATCAAATCCTTGATTATTTAATATATCAAAGGCATTACTGTTAATATAATTTAAAAATTTGTTAAAATTAATGTCTTGAATTAAAGATTGAGAATGATGAACTATTCCAAAATCTTTATCCCATTTTAATAAAGATTCTTTTTTTGCTTGAATTATATATGGATCAGATACTTTGTTTAAATTTTCTAACCATTCTTTTTTTTCATCAAAATATATAGGTGTAATAAATAAATTATTTTCTATTAAACTCATTTTCCTTTTATTTCTGTATCTTTAAAAGTTTCTTTGTTTGCAATTTCTTCTTTGAATTTTAATTGCCAGTCCACTACCACTTTTACAAGATTGTTTCCAAAATGCCTTAGATATTCATCGGAAAGATGAATTTTACCTTTTCTAAATAATATAAATCTTTCTTTCCAAGAAAATTCTATATCACAAGACCCGTTTTCATATTGTTTAAATTTCATTTTGTTATTCCATAAAGTTGTCTTTTATCCTTAAACCAATCTCTGTTTGGACCATTTTTATCAACATAGTGTAAAAAAGTTTGTGCATGCCAATCGCCTTTAAATTCTTCTCTCCAATGTTCAAGTTCACAACCTAAATATATTGCAGCATCTCCAGGTTCCATATTAATTTCAGCACCCTCCATATATATAGGCCATTTAATACCATCTGACCCAATCATCACTGTAACACTTATCTCACAAGAGGGTCTATCTTTATGTTTTTTTAAATCCGCATTAATGGTATACATTCTCCAAAATGCATAGGTAGGTAATAATTCTAAACCTGTTTCTTTTTGCATTAACTTTAATTTATTTACCATTAAAGATTCCATTAAAGGATCTCCATAGAAAAAAGTATCACCATTATTATTTTGTTGAAAATCAAATGAATCAAAATTTATTCTATGTTTAATTCTACAATAATCTGTAAGTAATTTAATTTCTTCTTTAGTTAAGAAATTTTTAATTAATTTATATTTAAAATCTTTTATGGTTTTCATATTAAAAATAATTAAAATTTATTACTATTCTTCTATCTACGTCAGTTTGACTTACCACAGCGTGTCTTATTTGTGAATTAAATATTAATATTTTATTTTCCTCACAATTTATTTTAATTTTTTTATCTTCATGTAACAAAGTATACCCATTACATGTATTAATATAAAGTATTGCCGTTTTACATTCAAAAGGTCTATCTACATGAAAGTTTGATTGATAAGAATTATCTTCTTTTAAAACTAAATTAGCTCTTATTTCAGAAATTGCAACTGCATTTAATTTTTTTAATATAGGTATAATAAGCTCTTCAAAAAATATGGATTGAGGTGTGTGATAATTATAAAAACAATGATTGAAAAAATAATGATCCTTATTATTTGTCATACTTGGTAAAAAACTTGGTAAAAAAAACCAATTTATTTTATTTGAAAATAAAGTATTTTTTAAATTATCAAATGTTTCTTTTTCTAAAAAATTATTTATTATCTTATGTTCTAAAGTGCCCATGCTACTACTGAATACCTTTTTCCTTTTGTTACTGGTTTAACTGTATGTGGATATAAAAAGTTACTTGGCCAAATAATCATTCTATTTGGTTTAACTTCAACTTCCCATTCTTCAGATCCATCTGGATTTCTAAAACATAAATTTCCACCCTCGTAATCATTATTTAAAAGTAAAATACAACTCATTGTTCTTGGAACTGATGCAAAATGATCCACATGCCAAGTATAAAAACCTGTGTTTTCATATTTTAAAATTTCAATATCAAAAATTTGTCTGTAGTCATAGTCTAAAATATTTGCATCAAATTGATATTTTTTTAAATGTTTATTAAAAAAATTATGTAATAAATTAAACCAATGAACATTTGAAATAGATTTATTTAAATTTGATAAAGGTAGTGTATAAGTTCTTCTTATACTAAAATCTGTTTTACATTCTTTTCCTCCACCAACTTGAGTTTCCACAAAATCTGAAATATTAGCAAAACGTATTAAATTACTTATTACTTTCCAGGGTAATACTTCATCATATATTTTAATAAAATTTTTTATTTCCATAATTTTTTATTCCAAAAATTTTCTTTATATATATTTATATTTTTTAACCCATAAAAAAGTCTAGAATTTTGTACTTCTTTTTGTTTTCTTGGTTTAAATATCATTTTCCAACTATCTCTTTTAAAGGGTATTATTTGAACGTAAGGTGTTCCTTTTTTAATTGCTGTTTCTAAAACAGGGTATTTATCACCGTTAAGGACTATTGGAAAATTTATTTCATTTGAAAAAGTATCTGTATCAACAATGCCTGAAATTATTGAAAATCTATCATCAGAATTATTTAATGTAGG